CTGGAACAACTTCTACATTAAGTTCTCTAAGATCATCTATTGTTCCAACACACATAGCAGAATCGCCCGTAATGTGTGCCAGGATGTCATTAATGTTCTCAGCAGTAAATTGTAAGGACCATAACGAATCGTCACTTATATCGATATCCTGACTGCGTAAAGACTGGAAATTACCGTTACCTATATACTTATAGAAATAAGCAATAACGTCAACATCAACGAATACTTGATGCTGAGTTCTACCATATTCATCTGTGAGAATAGGATTATCCAAATCTGTGCCATCGCTATCATAAATTGGCGCTACTGTATTTCCGTCTTTGACATTGAACATGACACAGCCATGAAGCGGCTTGTTGTCATTGTCCAAATATCTGTTCCATGTGTCGAAATTTCTCATTATTGATTTCTCCATTTCTCCCATGCAGCCTTGATAATAGGATTATTCTTGGCTTCTGCAGGTTCTTTATTCTTGTTCCATAATAATGAATAGTTAGAAATCAAGCGGTCAATCGTCGCTTCTTTCTCAGCTTTCTGCAATGCGGTTTCTACTACGTTAGGTGTATTGCCACGACCATGAAGGTTAGCTCCTTCTTGAACCGCAACTTGACCAACCTTGCCCGAATTTATAGCCATTGCAGCCTGATTAGCTAAATACTGTGCTTTCTGATATTTACTTAATTCAGAGAATTTCTTTGCATCTGCGGCATTACGTAAATATTGAGTAACAGGCTCTTCTCCAATCTTTGACATCGGTCTCATATAATCATCTGCAAGTCTTACAGCTTCACGCATACCAGGTTGAGTCTGAGTAAGATACTTCTGATATATTCTTTGAACTTCTGTACGATTAATCGGTCTACCAGGTTCTGTATTTACTACAGCCAATAGTTCGTTCTTCATATCCGATTCTGGAATATCCTTTACCGCATTACGAAGGGCACGGTCAGAAGACGGATAAGGAAGTTTAGCAGCACGATAGAAATCTATTTCTGCTTGACTCGGAAGATGCATGTGTTCAGCAACTTGTGGAAGGCCAGTCTTGATATGTTCTGTTTCACGAGCAGCTTCAAGTGATGCCTTTACATCTTTATCAGATGCACCAGATGCAAGTCTTGCACCCTTACGAGCATTGAACAATATTGCTGCGCCCAAATTAGTACCAACATCGGTTACAGCGTCTTTACCAATCTGAGTCCAATCTTTCTGATATGGCGAGTCAGTAACCTTATGCGCTACGTCACGACCTGCACGAATACCGGGGCCGATTAGTGATTTACCTACTCCAGGAAGAGCATCGGCAACGGCACCAGCACCACCTGCTACTAAATCACCTGTAGCACCCCATCTAGTTTCAGGAGCTTCACCTAATGCAGGAGCTTGTTTACCAAACAATGCAGCATTAGGATCCTCGATATAACGTTGCTTCTCATAATCTGATGCAAGAAGATTACGCCAGAAGCCCCAATCCTTTACTTCTTTCTTTCGAAGATTCTTCTCACCTTCCTTTCTTGCTTCGTCTTCGTAGAACTTCTTATATTCGTTAGTCTTATCGAACCATTCCTTAAGTTCTTCTTCACTTAACCAAGGATATTTCTCTTGTAGAGAATGAAATCTAGCTTTAGAAGGAAATTTGCCATCAAGATCTTTCCAAATAGTAGCCTTGATTCCAGCCTTATCACCAAGGAAATCAGCAACATTTCTGTATTTATCAGTAAAGTCGGAATAGCCCTCGAGAACTGTATAATCGAAGCCTTCTGGATTAGCCAAGAACTTAGCAACCTGGTCAGGCGCAACTTCGCCAATCTTATTAACTATTGTTTCAATTTCTTGTTCAGACATTATTTCCTCACTAAATCAGCTACTCCGTTTGAATATTTGACTTTATATTTCTTAGCATCATAAACTCCAGTTGCTGCAAATTGTCTACGAGCTTCGGCAAATTCTGCTGCAGACTTAGCATTACGTTCTTCAACAGTAAATCCTTTATTTGCAATCTTCTGAGCATATTCATCTCTTAAAGCTGGATCTTGAATTTGACTAAGATATTCATTAGACTTTGCTTTATTAGCGTCATTCCATGTTCCACTAAGTATTGTATCTATATTCTTCGTAAGTTCTGCATTATTAAAGGAAAGATCAGGTGTAGCTGGTACTGTAGCCGGCTGTTCTATTTCTTTCGGAATATTAATACCAAGTTTATTACCATAGAATTGTTGTTCAGCTATTGCCATAGCTTTCTGATATTTCAGCATTTCATCATTAGGATTCTTATTTAATGCTGCGTTAATCTGAGTGAGCTTAGCATTTGCTACATTATAACCCTTAGTCCATTCATCAACCTTAGCTACATCCTGTGAACCTTTATTCATTAATGCAATATCATAGGTATTCTGACGATTTAATTCGTTCTGTTTAGCCTGCCATGCTTCCTGTTCGCGCTGTCTAGCTAACTGTTCCTGTGCTCTCTTTAAAGCTTCATTTGATTGGAATTCCTGCTGAGCAGCTAATTGGTCCTTATTATACTGATACTGTGCAGCAGTATTGAATGCATCCTGAACAGCCTTACCGCTCTGTTGAATTGCATTACCCCAGTTCTGACCCATCTGAGCAACACGGTCATATCTACGCTGCAAATAATTTGCGCGATTAGCCATGGCGTTGCCGAGCATTCCGCCGTAATTAATGTTGTCTCTTTGATAAATTGCCATGTTTAACTCCTATTAGTAAAGACCGCTAATGGCGCTAGCGTAGCCAGCTTGAGCATTAAGTCTATCTTGTTGTGCCTGCATTACGTCGCTCATACGTGCATCTTGAGTATTATAGTAATCAGAAGCTAAATTACCTTGTAAACCAATCTTATACTGTTGTGCAGTATTGAGAGCATTAAGTCTATTCTGATTATTTCTAATTGCATCAGCATATTTCTGATATTCGAACTGTCTATCTTGATTATACTGATTCAATGCAGTATTATAAAGTTCGTCAGACTTAGAAGCTACTCCTTGAGCAATACCCAAAGCTGCGCCAGTTCCACGACCTAATCCTGCACCAGCTGCACTATGCTGTAATTGGTCACGTGTCTGACCAATAATCTGTGCATAATACGGATTCGTGAAATCTTCGACTGTCTTTCCGTAGTTAAATTCACCTACATCAGCAGCATAATCTTCAGGATTATAACCAGCAATAGCCTGTTTATAAGCATTTACATCTTGCTGTGTTCCTAAAGATCCACGTGTGTCGTAATATTGGTTAATCTGGTTGATTAGCTGATTATACTGTGCATCAGTAATTGCGCCTTGCTGACGTAACTGATTTGCAGCTTCCTTTCGAGCATCAGCCTCTCTCTTGGAAGCTTCATTTGCATAATATCCTTGGATTGCAGCCCCACCGAGCTGACCTGCCGCGCTAGCTATAGCGCCGGCCACAATTAAAGGTACCATATCGTTATCTCCTTAATTTCTTTCCTAATAATTAGTTATTAATTCCATTTCTTTAATACCAACTGGCCAAATCCTGATACTCCAGCCGGTAATTCACATGTTAATATACTGTTCTTTATCTGAATTCTACCGCCATTAGAAAGCTGAATAAAGCCATCGTAAACGGTAGGAAGCTGTATTTCGTTATATTTAGCTCCTGGAAGAAGGTTAACTAATAGAACATTCTTTATTAACGTGAATACACCTTTACCGTCACTTAACTGGCCATATTGTCCTTTCAAAGCTTCGATATTCTTGTTACTTTCGTCAAATCTTATAACTTTAAGCTCTACCTTATTCATATTTCTCCTTAAATAAAGTTAGAACACGGACTAAACGAAATCTTCAGATTCTCTATAGCCATTGGAACTGGTTCAGTAGAAGATATTTCTAATGTGAAATATTTACCCATACCTAACTGATATATGGTAGTAGAATAGTCATACTGACCAATCTTGCCCATCCAGTAGTCTTCATAATCAGACCATGTAGAACCATCCCAGCTATATCTAATAGACAATCTAGGATTAAGCTCGAGATTACCATACTGATCATTAAAGCTGTGCTGGCCATTGTTGATGATAAGTTCAGCAGAATCTATATAGAACGGACAATCATTAGAAGTTAATACACCACCTCTCCTAACCTTAAGGATTGGTCTTTCGTCATGTTCTGTATATTTATTCTCGTCATTATATACTAAAGCATTATCAGTTCCTAAGTAAATCTTTCCATAGGCAAATGTAGCGTGATTATAACGCCAGAATGTCAGTCTATTAAACGGATCATATGAAGCTCTATAATGCCATGCATCTTCATTTACGTCATATACATAAGTCTTCTTAGAATCTTCAAACGTGATAGAATAGAATACATGCTGGTGTTCCTGCCATATAGAAGAATAAGCGTTCTCTGGATTAACCATCTTAACCAGTTCTCTTTCGATATCCTGTGTAGAAATTCTCTTAATCACAGTATCAGTAATCATAAATACACCATTATCGCCGATATCAGAAGAACCAAGCCATAATACAGTATTACCTAACATAGCTAAACTATTAGGTGCTTTAATGCCGATATTACCTGCAGCATTGTCAGGAGAACTGAATGGATTGTTTACGTCATCATTGTAAGAGAATACCTGCCAGCTACGTTCACCAAATGTATAAAGTTTAGAGCCATTAGAAATTAGGCCGATCGTATTGTCGCTTGACCATTCAGAATATGTCACGAAGCCATAATTAGCATACTGAACAGTATTAACTCTGAATATATCATATTTCTCTGGTGTATCATCAGCTGTGCCAGTAATGAAACCTTTATATTTATCGTAATAAACATCATGGATTTCACCAGCCATATATTGCTGCTGTGTATCTTTATCTAATGTATTCCACCATACAATAAATTCTGATCTTTCATCATAGAATTCAGCATCTTCAGAATTCTCAATTTCAAACGGATATTGATAGGATGTATAGAATGCATCAGTTCCAGCATCATTGACAATCAGATAACCATAAAGATATGCGCAATGAGTTGGCTTAATATATGTATCTTTAGAATTTACTCGTAAAGGTAATCTAATTCTTCTAAAGTCTACCTGCTGATCACCAATTGAAAGGCCACTGTTTACTGCATATACACTATAACCATCGGTAATAATAAGATGTGGATGTGCAGAACCATAGCCACCAGTTTCAGTCATATGACATTCAGTTCCGTTCGAACTAATAGTAGCTATATAATTATATGTATTATCTTCATTGATTAGATAAAGTTTATTACCATAAACTGCATACAACACAGGACGGTTATCATAGCCTCTTGATACACGATACATGCCGCGACATTTACCGCTGATATTAGCTGCATTTACCTGACCCTGAATTGTTCTCATTAGAATACTACAGGAATGCTCAGACGGATTCTGAGTTTCCACATACATATTCGTCGACTCTCCAAGGCCTACCTTAGCTAGATTAGAACGTGTAATGCTTCCTGCAATATTCTCGATTAATTTAACATTATTGGCCATGTAATCTCCTTATAAGGTATAACCTGCCATTAATTCAGCCTGCGTCATTGTTCTATAACCCGGCCAATATTCATATTTGTCTCTTAACACCATTCTAGTAATAGATTTAGGCGTTCTAACATTGTCAACTAATACCCTAACTTCATTCTCAAGTCTGTTCATTTGAGCGTCGTCAAGTCTAGGATATTGTAAAGCCAGCTTATGTGCCAATGCAACAATAAGCAATTCAACGTAGTTATCTGGAATATAGAGATCTGATTCAAGATCGAAGTCGATTGCTTCGTTGTAATTAATCTTCAGTCTCCTGTCATTAAGTCTATATGTCCACGGCTTAACCTGCATTACCCATTCACCTTCAGATTTCTCAATTACGGTAAATATATTGGCGTCATTCATATAGTTATCAAATTCTGCAGCCGGCATAAATTTAAGCTCGTAATACATCTTATAAGGCTGTCCAACGTCAGTAACAACATAAACAGAATTAATCTTAGCCACGTCTCTAACACATACATGATTCATGGCCATATATTTCTTCATTTCCTGAATTCTTGGATGCAGATAATCAAGAATAGTCTGTGCTCTCCAGGCATATACATTTAAAGCTGGGCTAAATACGATGTAAACTGTATCTTCAACACCTTCTACCATAGCCCATGTATTGTCGTTAAATTCTGTTTCAGACGGAACATAAGCATTTAATGCTTCAACAGATGGGAAATAAAGATTATTCTTTCCCTTCATAAAGTCTGTCTCGTCATATATATGAGTAAATTCAGAATTCTTAACAATTATAGAATTCTGTGTGAAATTAAGTAAATTGTCACTATTATATTTGGCTACAATACCTTTAAGCAGCTTATAGGCAGTTTCAAGAATATCACCTGGAATAGCCTGCTTTCTAGGAACAAGATTAATACGAACTGTAGCCTCTTTAATAATTTCTCTGACAGAAGCCATAAATATCTCCTTATTATTAAACTTTATCTAATAATTAGAATTTAATAGCTTGCATGCTTCTGAATTTCTTCTATCATACTCTTCTCTAGTCATTATATTACTGAAATACTTCTCAAAGAGTATATCAGTATTACAAATATCTGGTCTGTGGTCATATATAGAACAATTGCAGGCTTCCTCATCGAAATACCTGCACGTTCCGTCTCCCCTATCCAATTCTTTAATAACATGTCTGCAACATGTTCCTTTACATTTAGAACAATCAATCATCAATTATACCTCGCAAAGTAAGCTAAATAACGACTTGATATCTCTTTAGCTTTCTTAGTTTCGTAAACAGTTGTTTGATCAATATGATTCATGCAGTAAACTGCCAAAGCCAAAGAATCAGCCTTATCAGGTGAATGTCCAATTAATTCCTTAATTTCTTCTTTCTTGCATAATTGAAATTTACCAGAATTGTTTACAAATATTGTAGTAAACGACAATTGAGTCTTAATATCGGAATCATCAATAAATAAGCCACCTTTAATAGCATTTGACAATTCTACATACATTTCACATCTTGCATTGCAATAACGTTCCTTATCATATGCGGTTTGAGCGAAATTTATGGCTGTTATATTATGATTCTTAGCCTTTAGCATATCATATACGCCACACGATGTTGAACCGGTAACGTCAATGAATATACCTTTAGCTTTATATAATTCTGACAATTCTTCAATAATATTGGTTAATTGGAATGTATTGGCTACTTCTATTAATTCTTGTCTAAGAATTTCATATTTATTCAATACTGTTATTACATTATAGTCGCAGCCTAAACCTGCCAAATCTACACCAATATAACAATTAGCTTCATTATAATCCTGTTTAGCTTTAGGATAGTCCGACAATTTAACAATAGAGGAATCACTGTCGATATCAAGCATTACGCCTTCAAGTTCTTGTTCGATAAGGTCAGCATTAACAATAGAAGACGTCATTAACTTAATCTGGTCTTCTGTAATTAATGTATTATCTCTAGTCGTTGCATGAATTAATTCTATTAAATCCGGATGTTCTTTGCAATAAAGATTAAGCCATGAACCTTTACGTGGTGTAGACATAAGCCTAATATAGCCTTTAATACCTTCACCACGAAGACATGGTGATAATGTAGCAAATAGCTTAGGAGGAGATAAAGCAGCTTCGTCACATACAGCTAATGATATCCTAGTAAGACCACGTATAGCTTCCAATGATTCATATGAGCCACCATAAATTATAGCATTACCATATGAAATTCGCATAGACTGTTGATTATAATGAACTTCTACACCCATTTCATTTAATCTTTCCATAATTTCAGTAAACAAGACATCTTTCAAAGACTGTCTTGATTGCGCTAATGCTATAACATTCTTTCCTTCTAAGAAATTCTTAACAACTAATAAAGATGCAGCATAGCTCTTGCCAGCTGCACGTCCGCAAACCATATATGTAATAGGTGATTTGCTATTCATTAACTTTAATTGATGAGGAAATAGTCTATACTTTATTTCTTCCATATCTTATGTCTCCATTCATTCCACATCAATTCACCACCTAAATCTTTATACTCTTTATATTCAATTCTAGCTGTATCTACTATAGATTTAGTAGAAAT